ACCGTCGCCTGCTGCCCTCACCATCGCTGATGAAGCATCGGGGTTTGCGCAACTCTGTTACGCGCTCTTTAGAGCAACTTTCCTAGAATCAATTTTTGGGAAGGTATGTACTGTAGACGGTCCAATGTCAAGGATTTGGAGGGTCTCACGGACAGGTTCTAATGTGGGAGGTTGTGACAGGAGTAGGTCACGCCACTCGTCAAGAGACAAGTGTTGCAACCTTTCGATCACCCCGTCACGATGTTGGTCACGAGCATCATCGATCGCACAGATCAAAGTGTGCACCCACGGCTTCGGAGCCTGAGGGAACATACTGACCATGTGATCGTGTAGAGCTACTGTGACATCGGGTGAGCGAGTCTTCTTGAAGGCCGTGACAGTCTCCAAGAAGAGGGTACCGATAGTCTTATTTACGTTGGCATTCATGTCGATAGACGTCATGATGAGGCCTTGGACAATATCATCCGTACCACCTGAAGCTGCTGTTCCATAGCTCTGCCACCAGTTCTTCGATGGAGTGGGTTCAAAAGTAAGCGCAAAGTCTTCATAAGCAGACCCGCACATGAACTCCTCCATTCGGCTGAGTTGGCCGAAAGTTGGAGCGGAACCGAAGTTGAACTCTGGAGCATCAGCATAGGCCAACGAGACACGAGCGACCTCAGACGTCGCAGCAAAATGGGTATAGTGAACACGACCACCAAGAACTCGATAGTTTTGGTAGTTGAGCCCTATCTGTCGAAGAAGCACAAAACTAGGATTAACTGGATACATAAGGTCACGAATCAAGGTCTGAGTGTTCGCAACCGCATTTGTCTGGATATCCCGAAGGGTCTCACAACAATGCACAATTATGTCTCCATTTCCTGCTCTGTGTAGAACAGTCATCTTAGAAGAAGGGATTTCGTCACGCCCAAACGCTACTGGAGCATCTGCTGAGGCCACCACCACCCCTCCCTGGCCACCACCGTAGTCTGAAGGGAGGGCGACCTTCTCAGATAGACCCAGCTTATTCAGAAGGGCCTTCCCGAGATGGTCGATTAGATTGCCGGAACCAGGGAAAAAGGAGTTTGCAGCACCAGAGACAGCAGCGAGGCCGGCTCTAGACATGCCGCTCAAAACCCCCTTACCCTTTCCACGTTTCGCCTTGCGACGAGAGGAACGGGATGGTTGGCTAGGCACTTTGGGTAAAGGCTTGTTTTTGTACTTTTTGGGGATTGGAGGAAGAGGTTTGCTCATTCTTGTGTTATGGTATTCCTGACAAGCCAGGGACTGTTCATTGCTGGTGCACCTGGAGGAGAGGTCTTAGTCCGACCCATGAATATAATGGCTTCCATAAGAGATCACATGCAGAGTATAAGTCTGCACGCTCTCCCCGTCCGGCCAAAATATCCATGCGTCTTCACCGGTCAATTCCGTGACTTCGCCCTCAATCCTTAACCCAGGCTGGCCCGTGCAGTCTCTAGACCTCTGCATTGGTACGGTTCGCTTCGAAGGACGGGGAGCAACTCCATCCTTACCGTTTTGGGCCACTTAGCTCCAGCAACACCATCTCGTGCTACAACAGTTCAGGGGGTGCACCCACCGGAGCGGCAGCTGCATCACGCGGTCTAGCGTCAACCTGAACTAAAGGCCATTCGATCCTGGCACTGCGATAATGGGCCTCGAGAATCTCCTGGACAGCGGGCTCAATGTCGAACGACTGCCAGAATGAGATCCTGGCAGTATCCGTCACGGGTCTGTCCCTCCTCGAGTCATCCTTCATAAGTAAGGCTTGTAGGTAGAAGCCTGAATCTAATGCTAGATGTTCTAATGGTCGGTAGCCTTCGCCTTCAGCAGAGTATCGACGGTACAAAGCATCGTAGATGGGTATGCCGCCTGCTAAGGACATGCCACCCTCTCCGACCCCCGCCATCCACCGCTTCAGGTTCTTGGACGAGTCAATGGTTACCAAGCAGGTGGTATCTTTTGCAACACCAACCGCAGGGCATCTGACCATGACCCACCCTTGACCATCCCACACGGGACTGGTTTGGCATAGGATAAGTTCTTCAAATCGATAACAGGGGTCAGCGACCTCCATCTCGAAACCATAATCCAAAAAGAACTGGTCAAAAGCTGCGAGCACACGAGGGGCATCAGCAGACTCGACAATCAGAATGAAATCATCTCCGTCGTCAGCGAGCTCTGCCTTAATCCCCAAGTGCAACACGAACTGATAAACCAGGCCGCACATGATGAGAACATTTCCACAAGCAGTGTTCATGTCCCCACTAGCACGACGCCCATCAACCCTATACTTGACAAAGCCATTCCTGACCCTGCCAAACCCACGGTTGTGGACCTGCCATTCCAGCCACCTAGATAATGTGGCCCGATCCGCCCTTGGGATACAGCGCTTATAAACACTGTGCTCCCAACGCAGAGCCTCAACGGACACATGTTGGTCAAACCGTTTTGCATCCGCACGGATACCGCACGGAGCATGAAACTTGTCCCACTTGCGCCGCAGGCAATTAGCCCGCTCAACGTAGTTGAGACCTTTCATGACGGTCCTACTTCCAAATGTCCGGTCGATGGCCCGGTATAGCCGCCTCTCAAGCGGTTTGATAAAGCGCCCCACACACAGGTTGAACCTGGGTTGGCGTGGCTGAATCAGTCGGGGCGTCGGGTCTGCCTTGGCGCTGAAGTTGAGCTTCTCATACTTCACAAAAGCCGCCAAATAGGCATCCTTCCTCTCTAACTCAGTCACGGCCAACGAATCCATAGCCATCTGGTAAACAGTGCGTTTGCGAGCCTTATAACAGTTGACAAAATCTTGTTCTGAAATAGGGGTGACAATCCCACACCGAGACACCACATTGGTTGTGAACTCAGGTAAAGTGAACGGCACCCTTGGTTGGGGCACCGGCACAAAACCACCAGGACCTTGAACATAGAACACTCTCTCAAGAACCGCACGCTCCAGATTCACTAATGAAGCGTTGTGGACTCCAATTCGAGTCGCAGGGGAGAGGCCGTCAATACGGATAAACCTGCGCTCGCGAACATCCACGCCCGGCACCCTTTCTACCACCACATCTGGATGTTGACACGTTGTCGGGAGGGCGTCAACACCCGGTAGAGAGGTCAGGCGGGAAGAAAACCCTGCTTGGCATTTCGGAGTGATCCTAATGCGCCAAGCTCAGGTAGGTCAGGGTAGAGGATCCCCTCCGCCGCTGCCTCCTTCAGGGCCGTTACCGACAGCAACCTTTCGACTGCTGCCGCTTCCAACTGGGACTTACTCGGTATAAAGACAAGGGACACAGCCAGGTCGATGCACGAACAGATGTGATGAATCCTCACACCTTGTGCTACTGCAACCTGGTACATCCACTTCCTCACTACCGCCCTCTGGGCCGGTGAATCATGTCCAACATTCAAGAACTTGGCCTTAGCAGCGCGCACCAAGCGACGCCAATAAGCACCAATGTGGACATCCGGCCCCCTATAGATTAAGTTGTCCTCATCGCCTTGGGGCTTGTTTGCGTCCCGCAATTGCATGAAGCCATTCGGTCCAAACTCTGGTTCATCAATCTTCAACCGCCGCAACACTGTCCGGGTGTGAAGGTCTAATTTCGTATACCTATCACTGGACTCCCAGTTCAGCGCCACAACAATCAAAAAGGAAATAACCACGAGCCCGAATGCGCACCACGGGACTATACCAGAACTAATAAATGATCCGCCGAAACTTTCTCTCAGTAGAGTGGTTGAGACCAAGGAACACGAAGAACCAAGGCACTCACCACCCACGTTGAAGTCCGCTGCTCTGACCAGATTCGATAAGCTTAGCAAGACTAGGAGGGCAAAGTGGTAGGGAGCGGCCTCAGCTAACCACAGCGAATAAACAACTGTGTAATAGAAGAGGCCTAGAACAGCCACAAATGCCGCTATCATGCGTGCAAAGATGTAAGGAAGTGCGTTAGAATTCAACGGGATCATGGGAATAACAGGGTAATT